GGTTCTACTGGTATATTTTTAGTAGGATTAATAGCCATACATCACCTCAACGCAAACCATCAGTCCGCAACTGGATTTTCGGACTGCCCAACACCCACGCCACCCCTAAGTCAACACTCTCAACTCTAAAAGACAACTGCCTTCCGCGTAGTCGTAGCCACGATTGATAAGTATAGTTGTATATCTGAATTGATTGCTTTGCCCCTACTACTGGGGATATAGTAGTTTGCATTGGGTCAGTATTAACCCCGATGCCCGGAAAGTTCTGCGCAGATAGCACCATACTTACAGACGGCGTAGGATTTCTTTGAGTGTCTGAACCAATAAAATCCATATCGGGAATCAACCGATTGACGAAAGCATAATGGTAGCCGCTACCAATATCGAAAAAGCCAGTGCCAATGTAAGCGTATATAGGGGCGACAGCAGCTGAAATAGTTCCATCATCATTTCCGATCTCGTGTTGGACCATTTGCTGTATAGGCTGGTCATCAGGAAATATCTGTGGCGCTACAGGTGCTATATTAGACGGCTGGTATGTTTCAGCCTTTGCTGTAGTGCTTCCAGATGTTAGAGTAGTTGCCACATCAAACGCGGCTATAGGCGACCCTTGAATATGAGAGTCTAGCCAAGCTGTGCGCGACATTGTGCCGTAGTGCCACAAGTTTTCTAAGTGGTTATAGACCACATATCTGTCAAGGATAGTTGCATTAAGAGAGCAGTAGAACCACCAGACTTCATTGTATTCTTCGTTAGTTCCAGCATAGACTTGTTGCCACTGAGCCGTATTAATGTCATCAAAGACATATTGGCGTAGTGTGCAAGGAAGGGTAGTAACTGAACCGTTATAAACGTAAAATTTGCCATTGCCCATCCAGTAGGTTTGACCATTTGCCGTAGCCCACGCATATTGAGATACGATAGTAACATTAACATTCATCGGGTTAAACCCGTAGACATAGGGTGCGCCTAGATACCGCATTGAGTAGAGTGCTGTATCAGTCCAGATAAGTGTTTCTTGCCTAGTTGTAGCTACTGCTACTATATAGCTGCCGTATGTTAGCCTGTAGTTACCTGCTAAGTTAGCAACTTGTGGGTCCCATATGGTGGCATTGCCCTGATCGCTCCAAGCGATAAACATAGGGTCTAGTGGTGTTGTCTGGTTGGGGATACCAGAGCCATCTATAGTGTCATTACAACCGAGTGCCATAATGTGGCGTTCATCAGTCACCAAGACCATATTGCATTTATCAGGGGCGAATGTATCAGAACCCGCTATTGTGTTGATGTTAATGCCGCGTTGTAGTATCTGCCCGCTTGGTGTCATAGCAACAGCAGGGTCCCAGTAGTATATAGCACCACCACGAGGATTATAGATAAGCACTTGCCCGAAGTTATCTGCTGACCACACGCGCATATTAAGGAAGATACCGCCACCCGTAGCAGGACTTGGTGTGCCCCAGCCGTGATTTATACCCCAGTAGCCAGCACCCCAACCACGACCTACACCGGGAAATGCTCTACCTGAGTGGATTTCAAATTCTGCTTCTACGGCTGCGCCGCCACCTATAGCTGCTGATGTGGACTGGACTTTAAAGTCGCATATAATATAAAAAGTATCAGCTGACTGAACCATCACATTGCTATTAAGCGTGACTGCTGGTATCCCACCAACAGGACCTATTGCGTTTAAAATAGTTACGAAATCTTGTGGCGTAGCACCGTTAGCAAGTGCATCAATAACCACCCAAGAGCTTGAGACATTAGCACCTACTGCGTGAGGCACAGGATTAAGGGTTTCTCTAATACACGGAGAACCTGCTATACCGAGCGTATTACCTGCTGTATCTACAGCGGGCACATAGATATATTCATTATCAATCTTAACAACGAACGGCACTATCAATGCCATATTAGATGCGATGACATTATTAACTGGGATGATTCTATCAGTAGCTGAGATAGCTGCTGTTAATGTAGAGAACATTGTGTAGATGGGGTTAAGCACCAAAGGATTCATAACTAATCTAAGGGGTGTAACATCCCAGTATACGCCGCCATATAGCACATAGTATTTCAGATTAGTGCCAAGCCCATTAAGATACTGCTGATTCAGCGTAGTCCATTCTATAATATTACGGCATTCACCTAGCATAATGCCCGGAGCATACCTTACCCAACCACCTATTTTCGTAGGGTAGCCTGACCTAAAGCGCACTTTGTCGCACTCATAATAATTTCCTTCGTTGGTAGTCTTAGTAGACTCTCGTGACACACCGGGTTTAAATTGTAGGAGCTGTAAATCAACTGGCATCTTAATCTCTCCCTAATGCTAAGTTAGCCAGCATAGTTCTAGCTGTTGTCTTTAAGTTCTCTTCTACTACTGCGTTTCTAAAGCTCTCAACTGCGGACGCTGTTCCTATTTGTTTACTAGTATTCTCAATTAATAACAACGGTAGCCACGCCATTGAGCATTTCCACTCGTTTATCTCTTCACCTGTATTAGGGTTCTTACCTGCTATCTTAACTGACCAAGCGCACCTGTAGAGCGTGTCATCTTTAATAGATTCACATTGTGAATTGAGCGGGCAGCTGATAGCTTCTTTGATTGCCATATTAGTTCTTGATACAAACTATTGTATTTAGATATTTCACAGCCAAGTTCACCCCAGTGCCAAATGTGTGCGTATGGCCTAAGCCGCCACCAGTGTTTGTAGTAGTAACGCCTGTTACTTTAGAAGCTGTTACCGCTGTAATGCCTGTTATGCGTGGGGCTATAGTTATGCCAGTAGTTGCTGTGCCTGTATTAGGGAAATTAGTCCCTCCATTACTAGGATTTCCTTGGTACCCATTATTTGGCCTATAAGATGCCCCATTAGGATGGAAATGACCGGGGTCAGTAACGGTATGAGTATGTCCGGGGTCTGTAACAGTAACATTATGAAAATGCCCGGGGTCTGTAACGCCGTGGTTATGCGCAGGGATTTGAGTAGCATTTAATATAGTGGAGCTTGTTGTTCCTGAGACACTAGAGCTGCTAAATGCTGTAGAGAACGGAACTGTTCCACCTGTGCCACCACCGATACCTGCTACTACGCGTAGCGCATAATCGTTATAAGCATTCTGTTGAGTCCACCCAATTGGTGCACTTGTTTGAACGAAGAGCATTGTAGTTCCCGCAGGGAACGCAGAGTTGCTTGAGATGGCAGCATCTACATAAGCTTTAGTAGCTGCTTGAGTAGGCGCAGTTATAGCATTGTTTAATAGCAGCTTAGAAGTAGCAGTTATCGCTTCATAGAAGTTGCCAGCCGCATCACAATACACAAGAGAAGTTCCACCTACAGGGACATTAACAAAAGTGCCGCTTGATGTAGAGATGATGGTTATAACCTGACCACCTGTTGTATTGTTAGCTACTATATAAGTCTTTGGGACCGCAGGTGCTACAATCGCTCTTGATGCTGTTAATGGCACTGAGCTTGTTACATTCAGGATGGCGCTACGCGCTTGGTCCACTGCGCCGTCCAATGCAGTCAAGACAACAGGCGCATTGACCATAACGACATTAGTAACGCCACAAATAGCTTGTTCAATAAGGCTACCTAAGTTATTGTTTGTAGTAATGCCCCACAAGTTATCTTGCTCACCTTGACCGATGAGTTCAATGCGTAGGTCTGGCGAGTAAGTTGACGGCATCGTTATTTCTCCTGCATTTGAATCTTAGTTAATATTACTTGAACATCTGTTTGTAGTTTAGCTATTGCTGCTAATAGTTCTTGGTTTTGTTCTTCGTGTGCCAATAGATGGCGGTCTACCTTTTCACTTACTTTATTGAGGTCTCTTTCCGTGCGGTCAATACGCACTTCTTGTGTTTGTAGTAAGCCGTAAGATAAGACAAGCGCCCCTGCGATGGCGATAAGTATATCCATCCATTTATTAATTACCATAACTATACCTTTGGCGTAAACCCAGCAGCTGGGTTAGTTGATATCCTGTAAACGGCGTAAGCCATAGAAGCAGTAGCTGACCATCCATTCGCTACCGTATGTAAATCAATATTCTTAACAACTATATTAAGACCTAAGTCGTTTGCTAGGATGAACCCAGCTGATAGGAATGCGTATAGCGCAGCAGCAAATGATTCAGTATTAACTAAAAACCCACTTCCCTTTAATGCCTTTCCCTTAACCAACAGGTCTTTAACTTTAAAAATCAAACTTACTATATTCATCCTACTCTCCTAGATACATTAACCTTTCCGCAATACGCCTGCGGACTAACCCCATTACAACAACACCTCTTACTTTATTCCAGTTAAGAAACTGTGCTGCTGCTCGACTTTTGTGCTTTGCTTTATGCTCCTTAAGAAGCGTAGATGCCTTAAATGCGCCCATCCCAATATTGTATGCTAGAGATAGCATCGCATCAAACTCACAAGGCTCTGTAGGCGTGTCGCCTATTAACTTAGTCAGCGATTGCTCCCTACTTTCTAGGTCCTTTAAAAACCTTTCATCAGCATCATCCTGTGTCCATACAGTGCCTTTAGCAACCCCTTCCCCTGTTGCCCCGTATCCGATTGTCCATACGTGCCCTAAATCCTGATACGCGTGTAACTTACACCCTTCAAACGACTTTATAAATTTAGCTCCAGCAGGGGATACTTTCATTAACTTGGGGCTCCAGCAGAATAATAGTTATTACCTAGTATGATAGGCGCGGTTTGCGATGTAAACGGAGGGAACTTAACTGTATAGGGTGTTAGTATATTGACATCGTAGGTCATTCCGAAGCTGAGCGTAACGACTGAGGCATTAGCTTTAGTGGCATTATATATTAATCCCCCAGCCACTTGGAACTTTATAGGGCCTACCCATACAGCATCAGCAAACGAAGTGTAGGCATTAGCCCCGCCTGTAGCAACCCCAAGATTAACTAATTGTAATCCCCCTGCTGTATATCCTGTGCCTATTACTTCACCAAATGTCGTATACGCTGGAGTGCTTGCTGACAAATCCGCAGCTGCCGTGTAAAGCGCAAGGAAGAAAGTATCCGTAGTAAAGTCGTGCCCACCCTTTAAAAGCTGTTCTTTGAACGAAACTGTTAATGCTTGAAAAATCATTGAACCAATACTCCGTGAACAGGATTTCTAGGAAGGTTAACTCTGAACTCATCCCGCCTCTGTTTTCCGTAGCCCATATTGACTAATTGAGCAAGGGCTTCCTTAAACTTAGTTTCATACATTGCTAGTATCTCAGCCTCCCCTTTTAAATAAATATATGCGTGAAGCAATGAACCATAGAGTAGGCATTGTGGATAATATGTGCCAAGCCAACTTGTGCCAGCAGTTGTTATAGATGCTGGGTAGCCTTCGTAGTCTAGCACTAATGGGTAGATGTTAACTGCTGTAGGGCCTATGACGATTTCAGTAGGAGATACGATGGCGTAGTGCGATGGAGTGGCAGTAACCGCTTGGTAAGGCCACGCTTCTTTAATGTATTCTATTTCTTTCTGTAGCAAGAACTGAACTGAGCCATCACCTGAGTCAACACCTAATGAAAGGATAGAGAGTAAGCCTTCGGGCAATCCGACATATGAGTAGCCTTGCTTAAAGCTAAATGGCTGCGCTTGAATGCCAGATATTGATAGTTGTGCTATTGGATACGCTGCGATACCAGCAATAAGATTAGGCTCAATGATAGCCCGTTGCCGCATTGCTGGCAGCTCAACTTCGTTATAAATATAAGTCTCTGCCATAACGACAAAGTTAGGAATATTAGCGACAAAGCTGCTCTCGTCAACTTCTGTAAACTGTTGAATTTGTTGAACTAATTCAGCGTAGGTTAAGTTCCACCCATCAGCAACATTTGTCGAAATATATTTAATAGCCATAACTTAGCACATCGGACCGTGAGCAGTAAACCCTTTCTTAGCAGCACCAGAACCTCTGACCTTAGTAGGCTTATGTTTCTTAGTATCTGCAACAGGGTAGCCGTTGCCTAAGTCTGGCACAGTATATTCTTTAGTCTCGCTACCTGCTGATGATTCTTTCTTAGCCATTATGAACCCCTTTGGTTTTTGGCGCGTGCCATATTTCTTCCGACAGCTCTCATTGCTTTACCAGTGACGCCGCCTTTCTTCAAACCTTTCATAGATTTCTGGGCATCGTGTTTAGCATCCCCGGGAGATTTCTCCCAGTTTTTCATAGACATACCTTTCTTCTTAGCCATAATCTTGTCTTCCTTTACATCTTTTTTAGTGCCTTCAAACTTAGCCATTTTAAATTACCTCAGTGTATATTACAAAAACTGGCATTGACTGACAGCTTACCGTTTGTGTTGCTATAGGGTTATATGCGAACAGACCTCTACTTTGCGGCTGGTCGATCATTGGTGAAGGCTTGCGTAATGCCTGTGCGTCGCTGACGGGCCAAAGGCCAACCAAAAGCTGCGGGTGGTCAGGAGACCAACAATCAGGACATACTAGCATTTCAATAACGCGCAGCTTTACTGTTTCTCTTTTAAGTTGCTTTAGAGGCCATCTGAACTGGCAATAACTACAAAACCCGAACGCTCTCTTACCTGTCGCAAATCTCTTGCCAGCCAACTAAATACCCTCCCACTTAAGACCTTTAGCTCTATGTTCCTTAGCAGTTATAACCTGCAAATTACTAGGTATATGTAGCCCAGAAATTTCTTTTCCTTGTAAGGGTAGTATATGGTCAACATTCCATTCTACCCCTGTCAGCTGCGTTCTAAGCGCCGATAATTGATATATCTCATCCATTATCCATAAGTCTATTTCAGTTGCCCAACTAGGAGTTCTCTGCGCTATAGCAGCTCTTCTCTTATTTTCCTTTGCTCTATTATTCTCTTTCCCTTTTGGGGTTTGCAGATAATGCCTATTCTTCTCTGCTAATACTTCTTTATTTTTAGCGCGGTAAACAGGAGCATACTCATCCATATACGCTTTTTGAGCGTCTTTAGTTTTTTCATGGTATATTTTATCGTATGCTTTTCTAGCTTCTAAATTTTTAGCGCGATATATTTTTTGCTTTTCGTTAAGCTCTTCTCTATGCGCTTCTCTATATGCTTTAGTAGACATTAATATCCATTCCCATAACCAAGCCCAATCTGTGGCACAAGTCTAAGCGGAGCTTTTTCACGGTCTTCACGAGTAGCTTGGTCCCACGACTCTTCATATAAGCCTTTTAGCATATCAATCCTGTTCATTGCTTCAGGGTTTTTCAATGCTATATAATACGCTAATCCAGCAATTAATGCTGGCACAAAACGGTAAGGGATGATATTTGTCATATCATTAAGGCCTGAAGTTCCAACCGCTGGGTTGCGTGACAAATACCAATAGTTGAGAAAATACCCAGATTGATTAGGCGCAGGCCATATACGAGCTACAGGACTAGGAGTAAGTCTATCAAAGTAAATCTGAATAGGCCTTCCAGTTGTCAGCTTGTTAGGTATGGTAGCGTAGGTCGGCAATGAGATACGAGAAATCTGTAAGTCAATTTGCTGAGCGGCTTGGTCTGGATACTGCCTAATAACATGTTCAACCACATCAATAACTTCAGGGGGTAGCACATAGTCCACCTGCCCTGTAATCAAAGGTATAGTATCCTGACGGACTTCCCACATATTGTAGCCACGATTATTCCACTCCGTTAAGAGAATGTTTAAACTGCGTCTAGCTGTCCTGAGTTGATAACCTGTGCGAATCTCAAGGCCAGCGCGTTCACTAGCCTCTTCAATCATTTCAGTTAGGTCAGGTGCCCAATATGTAGGAGCTGCCATTACCGTGATTTCCCTTTAGTATGACCTTTAGAAATACATCCATCAGCACGAGTTACAGAACCACCCTTAGCATAGGCTTTACCACCGCACGCCATTTTCGCATCATCTTTTTTAGCATCTTTCTTAGCATCTTTTTTAAAGTCTTTACCGAAAGGGATTTTACCACCTTTTTTAAAGCCCGGGACATCACCTTTACTAGATGCTTTACCTACAGACATTTTGTCCATAGGATCGCTTAGCACTTTGCTGACAGTCTTTTTGGCTTTACCGTTACCTCTGCTTTTCATTGACATTTTATACTCCTTAACTGCTTAATGGATGTTGATTACCGTATGGGCCTTTTTGCATATAGACAATAGTGATTAGTAAATCACCAGAAGCAATAGCAGTTGGAGCGCCAGCAATAACAGTAGATAGGTAAACAGGCACATCTGTTTCAGAGCCGGGGGTAGATGCGTTAACATTAGCCCAGTTAACTAAAGCAGAAGAAGAAGCCACTATGCGACCAGCCGCAGTAACATCAACAGGCGCAACGAACTCAGTGCCCGCATTAGTAGAGCCTAGTTCCACGCTGATAGTTGGAGCCGCGCCACCCGTAAAGGTGAAGGCGTTAATCGTGTCAATAACGATGTTATAAATTTGTGATTGTGCTGGTAACATAGCAGCAATGTAAGCATCACCAGCTGCTGATAAAGCAGATGCTGGAACGATGATATCTTGAGCTAAGAGCATAAGGCCTGTATTAACTACAGTGCCGGGAGTTGTGCCAGTTGTCCAGCGAACAGTGCCTGATCTAACAGGTCCAGAAAAAGTTGAGAAACTCATTGTAAATACCTCGTGTCGTAGAAAGCCGGGTCAGTCGACATAGAATAGTAGTCCCGGAAAAGTTAAGCCTACCAGATACTGATAGGCATGTCAATGTGTTATACCGCTGGGTCTGCCAATAGCGCAACCATAGGGTCTTCTGGGATTTCAGGCATCGGTTCAGCATCAACGATAACCTCATAAACCACGTCTTCAATGATAGATTGAATCTCTATCACAGGTGGGTTAATGCCCAGTTCCTCATCAGTAGGTTGTGCCAACTCGTGTTCCCACTTGTTGATATACACACCACGACCATCAGAGTCATCACGCAGTTCGATAGTGCCAGTGCTAGGTGCAAAGTCAGCATCAGTTAGTTCAGGGTAAATACCCATTAAGCTTTCATAAACATTCATATTACATTTCCTTCTAAGGTTTCTAAACGAGCGGTAAGCTCTTTGATTGCGTTAACTAATACAGGGATGATATTAGCACTAGTCAGTTTCAACTCCTCTAGGTCTTCGTTATCAACTATAACAGGGGATTCACCTTCAAGTGCTAGGATGTCCTGTGCCAAGAAGCCGTATCGAACTGGGCCTATAGCGTTCATATCTTCACGGTTATCTACGCGTTGATATTTAACAGGGTTAAGCAGATTAACAAAATCCAAACCTAAAGGCACTGGAGCAATGTTAGTTTTATCTCTAGCATCAGAGATAAGAGTCCAATCAACATTGACATATGAGTTAGTAACGCTTTTAGACCCCGCCATAAACCTATTGTTCTGAGTGGTTATAGCAAATAAAGGGCTGTAAACTCCTGCTGAGGTCATTGGGTTAATATCAGTATTACCTGAGCCAGTAGTGTTAGCCCTTAACGCTTGAAACCCCAAGCCTACGTTATAATCCCCAGTAGTAGTATCGCGTAACGCTTGAGACCCCATAGCTGAGTTGTTGATGCCAGTAGTATTTGATACTAACGCATCCGCCCCCACAGCTGAGTTGTTGGCGCCAGTAGTATTTGCTACTAACGCATTCACCCCCACAGCTAAATTGTTGGCACCAGTAGTATTTGATACTAACGCATTCACCCCCATAGCTGAGTTATTGATGCCAGAAGTATTTACTTGTAACGCATTCACCCCCACAGCTGAGTTGTTGGCGCCAGTAGTATTTGATAATAACGCATTAAACCCCATAGCTGAGTTGTTGGCACCAGTAGTGTTGCTCTGGAGTGCACTCACACCCATAGCTGAGTTATTAGTACCAGTAGTATTTACTTGTAACGCATTAAACCCCATAGCTGAGTTGTTGATGCCAGTAGTGTTTGATAATAACGCATTCCCCCCCATAGCTGAGTTGTTGGCGCCAGTAGTATTATCGCGTAACGCATTCACCCCCATAGCTGAGTTGTTGGCACCAGTATTATTTGATACTAACGCATTAAACCCCATAGCTGAGTTGTTGGCACCAGTAGTGTTAGCCCTTAACGCTTGAGACCCCATAGCTGAGTTGTTGGCACCAGTAGTATTTACTTGTAACGCATTAAACCCCATAGCTGAGTTGTTGATGCCAGTAGTATTTAATAATAACGTTTGAGACCCCATTGCTGAGTTGTTGTTACCCGTTGTGTTGCTCTGGAGTGCACTCACACCCATAGCTGAGTTATTAGTACCAGAAGTATTAGCAGCAAGAGCGTTAAACCCAACAGCCGTAGTATTATTAGCCGTATTAACAGCAAGTGCATTAGCACCCACCGCAACATTGTTAACCCCAACGACATTAGAAGACAAAGCCAAAGCCCCAACAGCTGTATTATTACTTGCTGTATTTGATGCTAGAGCATTAGTTCCTACTGCTACATTGTTAGCGCCGATGATATTAGTGAACAGTGAAAGATAGCCCACTGCTGTATTCTGAGCACCTGTCGTATTAGCAGTTAATGCTGACGCACCCAATGCTGTATTACCACCTACTATATCACTTGCTAGAGCTGAATCACCAACAGCTACACTGTCATTACCTGTTGAGTTTAACCTAAGCGCATTATCACCCACCGCGACATTAGTGTTACCTGTGGTATTTGTTTGTAGAGCGTTACGCCCTATACCTGTATTAGATGAACCAAGATTAGCAGCAAGAGCAGATGTTCCAACAGCTGTATTAGCACCCGCATCAGCCCCAGCACCCGCACCATTACCAATAGCAACAGAAGTAGCACTTTGACCACCACCACGCCAGATATTAATACCCGCAGTTGTCAGCTTGTTTAAACCGGGGTTGTAGAATATATGTGTGCTTGCTGTGTATAGTAGAGCAGTAGTGCCTGTATTAACACGAGAGAATGTTAGATACTCATTTATGCCAGTAGTAATATCATCTGTAATATTTACAGGGGAGGCTGCGTTATAACTAGAGCTCGTAACCGCATATAACACATTAGCAGTAACTGTTTCAACAAGCACTGTTTCGCCCGCTTGAACAATGATAGAACCCGCAGTCGCATTAGATGGATACGAGAGAGCATTGTTAATAGTGGTAGTTAATGTAAGT